GGAATACTTTCAGCAACAGCTTTTACAGTTGGTACTACTGCTGTAACCTATGGTGGTCTTTTAACTGCTGTAGCATTAGGGGCATCAACATATTCTGCCCTTACTGCAAAGACCGGTGGTGTAAGTGGTATACCACCTACAGCACAAATAGCCTCTAAAACAGAGGCACAACGGGCCGAACAATTAGATCCTGCTGAATTAGGTGGCTCAGAATCTGAGAAAAGAAAAAGATTAGCTGCTAAGTCTAAGTTCAAGATAGAGAAAGATGAACCTGTAACTCCGGCAGAAACAGGCGTTAACTTGGAAGATAAAAAGAGTGCGCCAACCGGTGTACAAATATAGGTGATATATGGCAGACATACCAGCAGAAGTAATTGATCCTGAGAAAATACAGGAACGTTTTAAATTACTAAAGACTTTCAGAGACTCATATTTAACAAGGGGTTATAATTATGCTAAAGTAACTCTACCTTATATATTATCAGAAGAAGAAGATAATTCGAGTTCAGAGATACAACTTGATTATAACTCAGTGGGAGCTGAATACGTTAACCATCTTGGGAACAGATACATGCAGGAACTATTTCCTCCTGCAAGAAGTTTCTTTAAACTCAAAATTGAAGATGATGCCGTTGTAGAACAAGAAAAAGTTGATGGTACGAACAAGGCTGAACAGGAAAAACTCTTGGTCGCAGGGGAGCGTAGAGCCAGATGGATGCTTGAGCAGCGCCATGCCAGAACATCTATATTAGATGCTTTGAAGCATACAATTGTAACTGGTAATGCTTGCCTATACTGGCCCCCAGATAAAACAAAGAAAGTACAGATGTACGCCTTGGATGAATACGTTGTAATGCGGTCTACTGACGGTACTCTACTGGAACTCATAACCGAAGACAAGAAAGCAGTCTTAGCTCTTGATCCTGAAATAAGAGATCAAGTGATAGCAGATATGGATCTCGGTGATGATGCTGATCTAACAAAGACAACGGCTAAATTGTATACGTACGTGAAATTGAATCCTGATAACATAGAGGAATACCATGTAGCCCAGGCCATTGAGGGTACTCCAGTGCCAGATACAGCAACCACGTATCCAACGCATCTTCTTCCATGGCTACCATTAGTGTGGAACAGAACACGAAGGGAAATGTACGGGAGGGGACTTGTTGAAGATCATTACGGTGCATTCTATGCCTTGAGTATATTAACAGAGGCTCTTGTAACCGGTGGTGCTATAATGACAGATTTTAAATTCCTTGTACAACCTGGGAGTTTAGTGGATGTAGCAGAAATGAATGCATCTGCATCTGGTTCTTATCACTACGGAGAGAAAGATGATATAACCGCAGTAGAAACCGGGAAAGTGAATGACTTCAAGTTCATCTTTGAATTAATAAATTGGTACAAACAGACCTTGGGTAAAGCCTTCCTGAGTCTCTCAAGTCAGATGCGTGATGCAGAGAGGGTCACGGCAGAAGAAAACAGAATGAGAGCGCAGGAATTAGAGACTGCCCATGGTGGTGTATTCAGTAATTTCTCATTGACCCTGCAAACTCCTATTGCGAACCTCTTGCTACGGGATATCAACTTAGATGTCAAAGGATCAAATATAGATCCTGTTGTAGTAACTGGTCTTGACGCTATGGGAAGAACAGCCGATAACGAAAAGATGCTCTATCTATTTAATGATCTGGCTCAGTTAAAGAATGTACCTGAAGCTGTACAGGCCCGGATTAAACCAACAGAATTAATTACTCTTATGGCTAATGGTCGTGATGTAGAGGAAAATAACTTCATTATGACTCAGGATGAGTTCAATACACAGCAAGCAGAACTGGCTAAAGCACAGACTGCACAGAATGCTGTACAGGAAATGACTAAGAAAGCTGATGCAGGACAAATTGCAGAGGGTTTAGAGAACCAAGCTAAGGAAGAAGCAGGAGGATAAATTGCCGAAAGAATTAAATCAAGATACAATAGATGCATTAAATGAACAAGGTGGTGCCGATGCTAATACGAATACTGAAGATACAGGCGATACTAATAAAGACGGTGCTGCCGGTGATCAAAGTGCGATGCCTGATATTAATTTCGATGATCAAAATGCTGAGAATAATAAAGGCGAAGTTGATAATAATGCATCTAAACCAGCGGGGGTTGATGATAAAACTGGAGAACAAGATTCAGCCTTAAACATAACTTTATCAAAGAACTTACATGATGCTGGATATTCTGATGAAGCTCTGGCAGAAAGAATAACAAAAGATAAAGGTATATCAGATGAATTCGTAACTGAGCTTAAAGGCAAACTTGATCCCGATTTCGTAGACGCTCATGTTGGTCGTATAAGAGCCGAGTTAGAGCTTAAAGAAATCAAAGCCACCCAGAATACTGCTGAAGCCCAGAAAAAGAATGATGCTTTGCTTAAGATGAATGATCATATCTTTAGTACCGTTGGTGGTAAAGATAATTTTGAGGCCATGGGTAAAGTACTTAAAAATAATATAAGTGCAGAAGACTTAACAGCATTAAATGTTAAGCTGGCATCCGGCAACGTACAGATCGTAAATGAAGCAATGAAAGATGCAGTATCTACATATAAAAAGATAAGAGGTATGGGAGGGAAATTAATGGAAGGTGACGCAGGGAACAGTACTGATCCAGTTGAACATATAACAAAAGAAGAATACCGGGCGATTATGCGTACTGATAAGTATAAAACAGATCGCAAATATCAAACAAAGATTGATGCCGACAGATTGAAGACCAGAACTGCTGATGCGGCTCGTTATGGAAAGGGCCAGTACTTCGGATATCACCCAAGTAAAGGAAGATACGCTCTATAATTAACCTTTTGTAAGTTGTTGAATTTACTTAATATGTAATTATGCTCTCTAAGTAAAGGGATGTAACAACTTATTAAATAAAAGGAATAATTAATTATGGCCGCACAAGACATTTCAGCCAATCTGATGTATCCGATGGCGCAGAATTCATCTACCGATAAATTTGATCTGACCATTGAGAAATTCGAGGGTTAACTATTGGCCCCTTTGAGTAGTGATACTCAAATGAAAACAATGTGAACTCAGGGAATCCCTATTATAGGCAATCCTGAGCTTAAAGAAAAGGAATTGTATGAACTTTAAAGAGTTGAAATACATAGCTGAATATCCAAGGTATGCAGCGACTGAAGATGGAAAGATTTATTCTTTTCATACAAATAGGTTCTTGAAACCTATTAAGAAACCTAACGGCTACATGTGTATATCTTTATCTAAACATGGTAAAGTAAGGCAGATTTTAGTCCATAGAATTATAGCAAGTTTATTCTGTAATAAACCACCAGGTTTGAATCAAGTTAACCATATTGATGGTAACAAAACTAACAATCATTCCTTGAACCTTGAGTGGGTAACAGCTAAACAGAATAATGAACATGCTATTAAAACTGGACTAAAGACTCCTGGCTTTATTGGAGAGGGTGAAGATAATCCAAGTCATAAACTATCAGAATCGGACGTTGAACGTATTATTACATTACGTAAAGAAGGTTATAAGAATACAGAAATATCTGTACTAACTTCAGTAAATAAGAATACAATCAATGGTATCCTATCTGGTCAGACTTGGCATCATGTATCTAAACGTTTAGACTATGTACCTAAAACAGGTTTCAAAAGACATCTTTAAGTGCAACGACTATCCCTGTCAGGGGAGTAGGATCAAGTGATCCGAAGCGCATTGGCTCTATTTATAGAGTATGATATAGTCTGGTCTATGTAGTAATACATAGCAGCTTAATAAGCGAGTTAGATCTAACGACTCTAACTGAACACAAACGACAGTACACGAAACCATGCAGAAAGCCGGTATTCTGGATTCTGTATTTGACTTTAAACCTCTTGTAGGAACCGATACCATGTCTAACAACGTCATGGGTAATCCTACACTTCAGGCAGTATCACCCGGTGTTGAGCCTCTTGGTAAAGACATCGCAGTTGGTAAGATGGTAGTCCAGGTTAAAACCCCGATTATTGCCCGAGTCACTACTCCTATGCTCCATGATGTCCAGTCTCATTTGGATATCAAAGGAAAGACTCCTGGTAACTTCGGTAAACGAATTGCTAAATCTATTGATGAAGTACTCTTTGTACAGATCGTTAAATCTGCTCTGTATGATCATGCTGCTGCTCCTACTGGTGGTTCTAATACACTTGAAGGTTCTGGTGGTATTCTGCCCCAGGGTTCTACACTTTCACTCTCTGCTGCTTCTGATGAAACTGACACAGCTAAATTAACCACAGCAATCTATTCCGTGAATCAGGCTCTTGCTGAGAAAGACATCGAGCATGGTGATGGGTATCTTTACATGGCTCCCGAGCAGTACTTTACCCTGTTGAAGAATCAGGATCTTCTGAATCATGACTTCAATAAAGAAAATGGTTCCTATGCGCATGCAGCTATTGACGTTGCATCCGGTATGCCTATTCTTATGACTAACCGGATTTCACAGACTTTGGATACTGTAGGTTCTCCCGCATTCACAGACTCTACCGCAGCCCTTTATGGTTCTGAATACGAGACTTCTCTGGCAGAATCTGATGCTGTAGCTCTGTTCGCAACTTCTGATTCTATCATGGTTGCTCAGTCTATCCCTCTTACTTCTGATGTTTATTGGGATAAGAGACTCTTGACTTGGTTCATTGATGCGTACCTTGCAATTGGCGCTGCTCCTGATCGAACCGATGTCAACGGTGGAATCTTTAAATACAGAGCGTAATACTTTGTAGACAACATTACTTAGGCGATCTCAGACCTCAAATATCTGAGGTCGCCATTTTTTTCTAACGGGGCATTCGAGGAAATAATATGGAACAAACAGAATTAACAATGATAAATGCGTTACTCAAAGTTATTGGGGAATCCCCTGTTAATCAAGTTGACTTGGGGCATCCAGACGTAGTAACCGCTATAAATATATGGGATGAATACAGTGTTGAGATCCAATCAAATGGATGGTGGTACAACATAGAGACATGGGAATTACAAGCTCAAACAGATGGTAAAGTAGTTATCCCATCTAATGCAATATCAATTTATGGGCCTAATGTTAACTACATAAAGAAAGGTAGATACCTTTACGACCTTGAAGAACATTCATATGACTTCTCTGAGGCATCGGAAACAGATCTTACACTGGATCTACTGATGGATTGGGATATAACAGAACTACCACCTGTGATGTTCAATTATATACTGAGTGTGTGTAAACTTAGTATGCTTGTGGATCTTGCCTATGACCAGAACAAAGAACGGAAATTAGAAAAAGAATCTGAAAAGAGATTCTTCTTGGTTCAGAAACATAATCTTAGATTCAAGAAACCTAATGCGTCCAGTACATCTGCTGCTCAAGCATTATTGAATGCACAACCTACAAGATAAGACGAGGTAAACGATGACAGAGTACAATGGAAGTATATCAAATTTATTACAAGGTGTGTCCCAACAGGCGAGGTTGGAGCGAAGACCTGAACAGTTGGAATCCCAAGAAAACTGCTTCTCGTCTGTCACAAAAGGTTTAGG